CAGTGGTGGAGCAGGTGGAACAGGCGGATTGGGCGGTGGCGGAGTTGGCCGTGGCACCAGTTCAGGTATATACAAAGGTGATGGTGAGTCAGGCTTTGGTGGTGGAGGTGGTGCCGGCTGGAGAGGTGGCGCAGGCCGTGTAGTAATATTAGTGAGGACATAATGGCATATTTCGCAAAAGTAGTAGAAGGTAGAGTAGAAAGAGTTTGTAGAGTAGAAGATTCAGACTGTGGTAATGAAGAATACCCCGCGTCAGACAGCATAGGAGCCCAGCACATGAACGATAGTGGCTTCCCAGGAACTTGGCTACAGACAAGCAAAGATAACCAGTTTAGAGGCGTATTTGCCGGTGCTGGATATACATATAATAGTGAAACAGATACATTTAGCAAGGAATAAACATGCCAAAAGGAACTAAAAGCAGAGGAACAACAAAAGCAAACCCTTACATGAAGAAGAAGAAAAAGAAGGGTGCTAAAAAAAGAGGTTAACTGGCAAGAATACTATGCTCACATAAAGAGCGTATGTCCTTGGAGTTACAAAGCATATATGAATGATAACATATTAGTGTGGGAGAACGCAACTTCAAACACATGGCAAACAGTAAGTGCTGTTTTTGATAGCACAAACTTTGAAGCCATAGTGTATAGATTTGACAATCACTCACCAGAACAGTTAGATGCGTTAGTATCAGTGATGAGTGAACGCAGACCTAACTCAGAGTTCTTATGGAGTCATCCAGACGCAGATTCAGGAGATGAGAACAGCACACCAGTGCCAGTTATTATACAACAAAACAAAGAGGCACTAAATGACCTCAGAGAAAAGTTAACAGGAGAACACAATGAGTAATGAAAGTAGAATAGCACTATTTCAATACCTAACTGATAATCACAGTGAAGAAGAATATTTCAATGATATGTTTGAAAAAATATCAACAGACACTATCACAACACAATCACAACTAACTGACGCAATAGCGGCATACATACCGGATTAAGGATAACTTATGGCATCACGCATTACAACCAATCAACTTGACAGCAAACTCAAGGATTATGTTACAAACAACAGCAAAGAACACAAACAGTTACATGCTCGTGTTTCAGACCTCAGCGACGCAGTAAAAGAAAACAGACAAATGTTCACAGAACGCATGGATAGATTAGATCACAGAATATGGGCAATAGTTATGTTAACACTTGGTTCATTGATGGCCAGTGTTCTCACCATGATTGTGTCATAAAATACAAACAAAAACACCAAAAAGGATAAATAAAACTGTAACAAGTTATATTCCCAAGTGCTTTTATCGAGGCACTTTATATAATATCCGACATTGTGGCCAATAGAAGAACTTGTTACGCATAACTAAATGTTATGCCATTAAACTTTGTTAGACGCACATCTAACATAGTGATTTATCCTAAATAAAGGTGAAGAACACACTTCGGTGTGTTTTTTGCTGAATAGCCACACTATCGTAGATAAATGCCATACAATAGATAAATATTAGTTGTAGCAAGAAAGAAATAAACACCGAGTGTTATTCTTAACATTCAAATAACTTGTTATACAACATCGTTGTGTAGCAGTTACTCAGATTGTCCTCTAACAATCAATCGTTTTTTCTTTTGTTTTCATATACATTACCAATAAGTTGCCACTTTTTGTTTCTTGCTACATTTACACCTTTTTTCTTGTCAGTATACAGTCTATTAGATAAATAAAACTGTAACACGATCATGTAGGCAACACATAGACAGTTACCAAGGTAATATATGAATAACACAGAAAAGAAAACACTTGACCAAGACAAAATAGCATCAGTTGCCAAGTTTCTTTATGGACACAAGAATATAAACAGTCTTACTCCTAAACAGTTAGCCATAGTGAAAGCATGTATAAAGGATAAAATACTGTGATGACAAGAAAACAAAAGAAAGCATACAACTTGAAGTTGAGATTAGCCGCAGAAGCAAGAAAGAAGGCAGAGAAAAAAGCAGGCACTAATCAGAGAATACCAAATAATCTTTCAGGACCTGAGAGACAAGTATACATAGATAGAATACTACAAACAGCAGAAACAAAAACAGATTTACAAAAGGCCAAGACTTGGAAACAAGTTGAAGCACTAAACAAGGATAAAGAAGTCACATACATAACCAGTATTGACAAACATGGCACAGCAAAAACTCAAACAAAAATCAAAAGACAAACTCCCCTCAGAAACACAGATTACAGAACCCTCAAAAAAAGAATAGATATATAATATCATTAGGAACTCACTTATATGAGTAGTGGAAAATGCTGGTTGGACCCTTCACAGCACACTTAGTAAGAATAAACTTAACAAACATACAAGCAAAAACAGTTATGTTATTGACACGAGAACATAACACACACTTATAATGTATTATAAGCAAAGTCGTTACAGGTTGGAAAAGAACAGAGTCCATTGCGCCAGTATGTATAAACAAATACCTGTTGTTTGAAAGACTGTGATACTCACATAATGTATCCTTTTAAGAGAACACTATACAGTAGTGTTTTCTTGACTGAAATATCTACATAATATATCTCTTAAAACATAAGCAAGTAAGCAACTACACGAGTGTAACGAGTGTTTGCTACTTGGTTTGAGTAAACGCAGTTTGCTCAAGTAAGTTGACTCAATAATACTTCTCACTTATACTTGTTTAATGCTTCGCATTAACCAAAAACAAGTCACAACCACTAAAGTGGAGTTGTTGACCTGTTTAAGTTACTCCGTAATCACTATTTGAGTGTATTGTTGCCGTCATGACTTAAATATATGCTGTAGGAGACACACATGAGCAGTTATATATTAAATGATCCTCGTTATGACACCAGAGGAATAGCAGATACTCATCAAGGTTGGTGTAGAGATTTGCCAGAACAACTAACAGAACAACAACAGATCACATTACAGTGGTTATATGATACATCACCAACAAAACAACGCAAGTATGTTATAATAGATGACATACAAGTAGAATGTTGCGTTAACAGAGTGCTATACCGTAAACATCATGAGTTTGGATGGTGTAAGGTGACCTCAAACGGTGGCTATATCCAGGTTAAAGGATAAATAAACAGAACATCACAGTATTACACTGATTTACAGGAGACATTATGTCTAATGAACATGACAACAACCCAACACCAACATATCAAGTAAAAAACATAAAACGCGGTGAGAAAACAGTCACTGGACGCATAGTAGGTAGAGCAAAAACAGTTATACCAGAAGATGAGTTCTATCAAATGGCTTGCCTTTTTTCCACATGGAAAGACTTTTCAGAGTATTATTCAGTGCCAGAAAGCACACTCAGAGACAACTTTCGCGATTTATACATAAAAGCAAGACAAACCACAAAACGCAAGTTGCGTAGTAAAATGTTGGAAACAGCATTGAACGGTGATAGAGTCATGATGATATGGTTGAGCAAACAATGGTTGGATATGAGTGACTCACCTGAAAAAGGTTCAGAGAGTGATATCTTACCGTGGAATGAGGAAACAAATGAATAGCGTATATGAAGCAATCAAACAGTATTGGAAACTAACACACGATCAAACACTATGGGCAATAGCCGGCATAGGTTTTGTGGTAGCAAGTATCATAGCATTAGTGTTATAACAGTTGTAAGTCCTGTTGATGCGTATATAAGCCTTTATTGCCATTTAGGTTATTCCCCGCGTTAGCAGGCAGTTTATATATAGGGAGTGGGCAGTTCAATGGTAATAGGAGTTGAACTACCCAAATGAAACAGATTAAGTCTGTTAGTCTATGATTCTTTCTTTATTATAGAGATTAGTTGTTCTAACTTTTCTAATACTTCATCAAGAGTTTTTTCATTGTCTTTGACTAAGTCATATACATCATCTATATTCATTATCTTAAATCCATAACACTATCAAAGTATGATGGCATGCCTCGTGGTCTTTTAACTTTTCTATTACCACCCGCGGCTATTAATGTTATAGTGTCTCTGTGCTTTGGCCTGGCCTTTGCTGTTTTACCAGCATTAGCCTTGGGTTTATATAATGGGTGTCCTTTTGTAATCTTACTCATTATGATGCCGCCTT